AACATATCATTCACTTTGTGGAAAAATATGATGACGTTGCCGAGGCCTTAAAAACTGTTTTAACTTTGACTGTTGTCACTGGAGCTATCTTAGGACTAGCACCAATGTTAATTGTCTTGCAAACAGCGTTTTAAGACCAACTTGACATAATCATGCGGGGGACGTAAAAACTCCCCCAATCTTTACACTTTTTCGTACATATAAGTGTCGACAAACTACACTTTTTCGTACATATAAATGCAATATGTACACGGTACGTACAAGAAATCCCTTTACTTTTGCTATAATATATGTTATAATATACATATTATCAAACAGGTGAACAATTCGTTATGAAATTCTACACAAACGTAACTCGGTACGGCAATATGTTGCTCTATCGTGGCTATGAAAACGGCCAAAAGAAACAAGAAAAAATCAAATATAAACCCACTTTATTTGTAAATACCCCAAAACAAACATCTTGGAAATCACTAGACGGAGTGCCTGTTGCTCCTATTCAAATGGAATCTATGCGTGATGCCAAAGACTGGATAAACGAAAACAAAAATACTGCTGGTAGGTTGATATTCGGCAATGACCGATATATACCTGCATTTATCAATGACCAATTTCCTGGCATAATCGAGTGGGATCGAAACAAGATTAATGTAACCTCATTCGACATCGAGGTTGCATCTGACGAAGGTTTCCCAGTACCCGAAGATGCAGATTACCCAGTAATTTCAATCGCCATGAAAAACAATATTGATAACACATACTATGTTTGGGGTCTTAATGATTATGATGTAGAATCATCTATTATGAAAGACAATCGTGTAGTCTATAAGAAGTGTGGCTCAGAAGGTGAACTTTTATCAGAGTTTATATTACACTGGTGTCTACCATCTAACTGCCCCGATGTTATTACTGGCTGGAATATCAGATTCTTTGATGTCCCATACCTAGTTAACCGTACAATAAAAATCCTTGGCGATGACATGGCTAAAAGATTTTCACCATGGGGTCTTGTTGACCGATATGATGTGAAGATGATGGGCCGTGAACAGTGCACATATGACTTAAAAGGTATTTCCACTATTGATTACCTAGAACTCTTTCAAAAGTTCGGCTATTCTTATGGTACCCAAGAATCTTACAGACTGGATCATATTGCCAACGTAGTTCTCGGCGAAAAGAAATTATCATACGAGGAACACGGCTCACTCCATACATTATACAAATTCGACCATCAGAAATTCATTGATTATAATATCAAAGACGTAGAGTTGGTTGATCGGCTAGAAGACAAGATGGGTCTTATTACTCTCTGTCTTACAATGGCATATCAGGGTGGCGTGAACTATAATGACACATTCGGAGTAACTTCGATATGGGAATCAATTATCCATAGATACTTGCATGACCAAAAAATCTGTATGCCTTTCTATGAAAACAAAGTAAAGACAAATTATCCAGGTGGTTATGTAAAAGACCCAGTGGTTGGTCTACACGAGAACGTAGTTTCGTTTGACCTTAACTCTCTATATCCATCTCTGATCATGCAATACAATATGTCAACAGAAACTATATCTAACGGCGAAGTCATGAATTTGGATATAGAAAAACTGCTCGATGGATATACATTTAAAAATCCAGGTAGGGCAATAGGTGGTAACGGCCAGATGTTCAGAACCGATAAGAAAGGCTTTATGCCTACTCTTGTAGATGGTATGTACAGCGAACGTGTTGAAATTAAGAAAGAAATGCTCTCGGCACAACGAGAGTTACAAAAGGTAGATAAAAATGATAAACAGAAACTATATGAAATTGAGAGACGAATTAATATCGCAGAGAACAGGCAAATGGCTATTAAAATTCTCCTTAATTCTCTTTATGGTGCTATGGGCAACAAGTACTTCAGGTTCTTCGATCAAAGAATTGCAGAGGCCATTACATTGTCCGGACAGCTTACTATTCGATGGGCCGAAGTCGCAATCAATAAGTATCTTAATAAAGTGCTGTCAACCAAAGGAAAAGATTACGTCATTGCTATCGACACAGACTCGTTGTATGTTAGCCTAGATGAATTGGTAAAACGTGTTAACCCAGTCAATAAGATTGATTTCCTAGACAAGGTTGCGGAAGATAGACTAGAACCAGAACTGGCTAAAGCATATGATGTTCTATATGATATGATGGGCGGTATTGAGAACCGAATGGTTATGAAACGAGAAGTAATCGCTGATCGTGGCATCTGGACTGCAAAGAAAAGATATATCCTAAATGTGCATGATAACGAGGGTGTTCGTTATGCTGAACCTAAACTCAAAATCATGGGTATTGAGGCTATTAAATCATCCACACCAGAACCATGCCGAGACGCACTTAAAGAAATCTTTAAAGTAATTATGACAGGTGACGAAGTAAAGACTCAACTGGCTATTAAACAATTTAAAAGATACTTCACATCGCTGGATGCAGATAAAGTCGCATTCCCACGTGGAGTTTCCAATGTAACAGACTACCGAGATGCGGGAACTATATACCGTAAAGGTACTCCAATCCATGTTCGTGCCGCTCTGTTACATAATCACCTACTGGATAATTATAGTCTAAATAAAAAGTATGAGGCTATTAAGAACGGAGAAAAGATTAAATTTATCTACTTAAAGATTCCAAACAGCCTTAAAGAAAATGTAATTGGTTTTACTCAGTATTTGCCTGAAGAATTCGCACTCGCTAAATACATAGACTATGAATTACAATTTGAGAAAACCTTTTTGGCGCCAATCGAACCGATACTCAAATCAATCGGTTGGTCGTCAGAAGAACAATCATCATTGGAAGATTTTTTTGGATAAACCCTTTACTTTGATGACTAAATATGATATAATATACACATTAACAGGAGAAAAAAATGCAATTAGTTAGATTATCATCCGGTGAAGAAATTATCGGTAACATTGAACAAGTAGAAGGTGAACAAGGCCATACTACAATTACTGATGGTTATAGCCTTATCCCAGCGGGTGAAGGTAAAATCGGATTCATGCCATTTATGGCTTATACAGAAGCGGCCAAGGGTGTTACTATTCCCAATAGGTTTGTAATGTTTATTGTAGAACCACAAGCAGAATTGGTACAACAGATTAACTCTATGAATTCAGGTATTGTAGTGCCACAGAAACAAGGTATTATTACAGGGGCTTAAGATGCAATCAAGATATCCTATTTACATAATTTCTAAAGGTCGTGCAGATTCAAGACTGACAGTTAAGTCACTGGACGAAATGGGAGCAATGTATCGGGTTGTTATTGAAGAATCAGAATATGATGATTACGCTGCAGTAATTAACCCTAACAGACTATTGGTACTACCTGAAGGATTCAGAGAAAACCCACGATGGGCTAGAAAATGTGATGTTACTGGTTTGATGGGTGGTTCTATTCCAGTTCGTAACTGGGTGTGGGAACATTCTATTAATGAAGGCCACAAACGTCATTGGATTATGGATGATAATATCCACAACTTCTATAGGTTACATAATAATAGAAAGACCAAAATGACCACACCAGCATGTTTCAGAGTATGCGAAGACTTTACTGATAGGTATACTGATGTTAAAATGTCTGGTATGAACTATGCTTTCTTCTGTCCTGCCTTTACAAAACGACCACCTTACTATCACAATACCAGAGTTTACTCATGTATTCTTTTATCTAATGATGTATATGAAAGTGGAGAACTCTACTGGCGTGGTAAGTTCAATGAGGATACAGATCTGTCATTGAGAGTCATGAAAGGCGGTTACCATACATACTTGTTTAATGCAATGTTATGTGGTAAAGTCGCAACATTAACAATGAAAGGTGGTAACACTAAAGAGGTTTATGGTATAGACCAAGCAGGTACTAAACATGACCGAGTGGGTGGTGACGACTTTGACCATAGACGAGAGTTTGCAGAATCTTTACATGCTCAACATCCAGACGAAGTAAAGATTACACAAAAGTGGGGCCGTTGGCATCATCATATTGATTATACGGTTTTTCAAAATACTAAACCCACTAAAAAACCAGGGCTAAATATTCCTAAAGGTACTAATAACTATGGAATGCATTTAGTAAAATTAAAATCAGCTAATACATTGGACGAGCAGGAGGAATTAAATGTCGAATAAAGATTTAAATAAAGCTATCAACTATGAACCACAAAGTTTATTTGTGTTAGATGGTAGTGAAGAAGAAACAACACCTTATGACTGGGATGATATGCCAGATTTCAACCAACCACAGGCTGAAGCACATAAGATGATCAAGATTCGTTTCAGAAATGAAGAGGACTACAGAGAATTTGCCGAACTTATTGGTCAGAGAAACATGACACATAGAACCAAGAGTATTTGGTATCCAGTTTTGGATAAGAAAGCTCATAGCCTTGAAAGATTTGTAGGTGAACATCAAATGGACACAATGGAAATAGATGAAGTATTAGATTAATATGGCTAAGATTATACTTTACTGGTCAAACATACCAGAAAAATCAGGTTACAAAACAGTAGATGAATGGAGAGAAAGCGAACTAGAATTTTCTCCATTACACGATTTAGTATTTAAATCCCATGAAAAACTTGGTAATGATGTAGAAGTATGGACACATCAGAAAGTCTCTAATTTTAATTATAATGGTATTACTATAAAAGACGCTAGTTCGATTATCTCTCATGAAGCCGTATTTAATGGGTTATCATGGGGACACTCGATCGCTTTTGTGGCAGATGCAGTCAGAGTTAAGAGGGCAAGTGAAGTACTAGGAATTGTACTTGATATGGACTCTGTTTGTCTGCGACCATTTCCAGAATATGACTCTTGGTTTAGTACAATGCCTGCTAAGAAAACTAGCAGCATGGCTCCTAAATGGGGACCAAAGAAACCACCAATGACAGTCCATGATGGCTCCTGGGACGGAAAGGCACTCACTGCATTTCCTATTAAGATCGGGCAAACTACACAACAAGAAATGTCCAAATTATCAGATGATATAATTGCTAAATTTCAAGTAGAACCTAAGGGTGGCACAGATGAATGGAATTCTATTCTATGGACTGTAAAGGCAATCGCTAATAGAGACACAACAGCCAAAGTATTTGAACCACTCTATATGAGCCCTCTACCTGCTTGGTTAGGTGTCGGTAAATGTTATAGTTTAGAAAGTCCGTCTAGGTTAGATGGAAACACTGCTATATTTGGTCATACATTACCTTCCATAGATGATATTATGGAGAACTCATATATTGTTGCCCACTTCTTTGAGAGTGCTTTTCAGAATGCAGATCAAATTGACTCTGACTCTTGGAACAATATACCAGACGGAAGTCTACTGGCTAGAGAAATGGATGCAGTAGGATATAAGAGAAATAAACCATCATCACTAGACGAATTTTTTTAAAAATCCCTTTACATTGACACTTAATTGTGTTATAATATACTTATTATGATATCAGGTACGCTATTCCAATCACTATATAAGACTGAGACAGTCAACAAGATTGACTTCGATTCATTCAAAGAATTTGAGAAAGTACTATATAAACTCGCAGGTATTCCCAGAAAAGATAAGAAATCTGCGTATCTCATGTCTCCAGCGTCTTACCTCGAAGGTACTACAAGAAAGAATGACAATGTTACTAAATGGGGTGGCTGGTGTGCAGTAGATGTAGATGATTTTACTGGAGATTTAAAAGAATTTTTACAGAAGAAATGTGGTAAATACTACTTTGTTTGCTATTCTACCGCATCATCTACAGAAGAAAGTCCTAAATTCAGATTGGTATTCCCTCTATCGCGAGATGTTGATAGAGAAGAAATAAAACATTTCTGGTTCGCTCTTAATACAGAACTTGGTGAAATGGGTGATATCCAAACTAAAGATTTATCAAGAATGTACTATATTCCTGGCAAATATGCTAATGCGAATAATTTTATCTTTACCAATGAGGGTGAACATATAGACCCAGAGACACTAATGAGTGCTCATGAATACATTGAGAAAGGTGGTAATACATTCTTTGATAAATTACCTAAATCTATGCAAGAAGCATTAGTCAATCATACAAAGAATTCTCTTACTAATACGGATGTTAAATGGACTTCATATAAAGATTGTCCATTCTTTCCAAGACAGTTAGAACTAGATTATAAAGTTATAAGTGGATCCGGTTGGTACTATAAGATGTATCAAATTATGGTGGCTCTGGCCGGTAATGCTATAAAGGCTAAATACCCTATAACAGCTAAAGAAATAGCCTGGATGTGTAGAGAACTGGATATGGATACAGGTAACTGGTACGATAAACGACCACTTGATAAAGAGGCTGATAGAGCCTTAGAATATGTAATGAGGAATCAACTATGACACAATATGATGAAGAAGTCGAAAGACAGAGAATAAGAGAGAAAGCAGTTAAATGGGCATCGACGCCTACTGCAGTACATACCCACTCATTAGGATCTATGTATTATGACGATAGACCCGAAGATACTGCTAATGATAAATGTGTAACTGATATGGAATTCGCAAATGGTATTATTAAAAGATACCAGAATGGTGAGTTGATACACATATTTGGCAAAGAAATGACTGAAGATGAGCTGATTGATGAGTTTTTGAGGAAGTGATGAAAAGATTTTGGACAATTTGGAAATATGCACTGGGTTCATTTAATGATGAAGATACAGCTCCTGTGGAGAATCAAATAACAGTTATACGAACAGTTATCTTGGGTGTTAATTTACTTTGTGCAATTTTAATTATGGCCAATATTATTAAGGGGTGGATGTGAGAAATATAACAGTAGTTGGATCAGGTTATGTTGGTATGGCTAATGCTACAATGTTGGCTAAATATAATAA